TTGAACACGAGGGACAAAACCACATTCAACTATTCCATGAAGAAGGGCTTGAAAAAGCGCCTACCGTTCAGGATTTAAAGAACACCGACCACATCGGATTTATTGATGAGACGGGCACAAAAGGATACGTGATTGCTGTTAATAGCAAGTTTTACCTTATTGACAATACGCATGGTTTCGGCGCACCTAATAAGTCTTATGGCAATCACGATACAGAGGAGATAATAGATGCCTTAATCAATCAAAACTCATCCGTTGCCATATCAGAAGTATATCGCTTCGATACCCGCAAAGAACTTTACCAATGGTTAACCAAATAAACAACTAAACACCATGCCAAAATTTACGACCATCATCGCAGGCGACCAAGTGCTCGTCAGCGACCGCCTGCAGGGCTTTAAACTGTTCAAAAAGAACTCCACTATGGTTAGCTACCTTGGGGTGTCCGACACCGAGATATTCGCTCAGTTCGCCAAAGGTGGTGCGGGGCTTATCTACAAGGATGTGCCACCTGAGGTTCTTGAACTATTATTAACAGCCAATTCGGTGGGCACGTTCATTCATAACTACCTAAAGGGCAAGTACAACACCGAAGCCACGGAAACCAACGCTATTGAGTTGGCAGAGGACTTGTACGGTGAGGAGTTCGGGGATGATTATTTGCCGATTTAAAAGATGAAAAACGAAGAAATAAAGTGGTTACATATCAGCCTTTATGCCCATAGTAATTCAAGTCATCCGTATTTAGTAGAGGATGGCTATGTATACTTTACCGACAAAACAATGCCAGAAAACATTGAGCACTACGCCCTCAACTGGGAAGAAGAAAAGGCATATAATCATCAGTTAGTATACGACTTACAACCAGAAGGCTTTAGAGGCACGCATGTTGAATACGAATTTGTACCGTCGCCACCTGAGAAATGGTTGCGGGATAACATAGATGATTTGACAAAAAAAATCACCAATGCTAATAAAAAACTAACAATACTTAAAAAAACACTTAATATAAATTAATCATGCCACTGTACAAAAAGAATGAAGTTGCCCCTGCATCACCTGTAATAATCTTATTATTTGGCGAACCGGGGGTTAGTAAAACAAGCCTTAGCAAGACCGCTAAAAACCCCATTATCCTGGATTTTGATCGTGGTCATCGTCGCTCTTATGGGTTGGCCGACCATCTTGCCCCATCGGGCTGGAAAGAGGTATTAGACGAGTTATCAATAGGTACGTTTGATACCTACGATACCATCGTGATTGATACTTCAAAAGCGGCTCTTGACGACTTTTTACTACCGTATGTAGAAAGTTTAGATGCCCGTTTAAAGACCAATAAACTAAAGGCTTTTGGTGCCATAGGTGAGCAATTTAAGTACTTTGTGAACCAACTTCGCTTGCGGGGCAAGGATTTGATTATGATTGCCCACGCCAAGACAGAAGAAGATGGCGATATCAAGAAACGTATACCTGACGTAACAGGTCAAAGCTATGCCCTATTACTACGCATAGCCGACCAAGTTGGTTTTGTTCACATGAATACCAATAACGACAGAGTGGTATCTTTCAACCCAAGTAGCACAACCATTGGTAAAAACGTGGCTAACCTGCCCGATTTAATTCTACCTCACTACTCTAAACCTGAGTGGGAAGATTACACCGAAAGAGAAATCATAGGCCGGGTTAAAGAAAGCCTTTCAGCCCTGTCAGAAGCACAACGCCAAGCGATTGAAACCGTAGCTGGTTACAGAACCAACATTGACGGGGTTACCATGTCCGACGCCGACCTAAAGGCTTTAAACGCCTCGTGGAAGGACGAGCCTGAACACATCCGCCTGCAACTGCGGTCATACTTTGGGGCGCACCTAAAGGCTAAGGGCTGGAAATACTACGCCGATAAGACGGAGTTTGCACCGATAGTAGCAGTTGAACCTACACCAGTAGTGGAAGCCCCACCTGTTGAGGCGGAGAAAGAACCTGATTTGTTTGAAGCTAAGGAAGGAGAGTAAAACCATGACCGAAATTGAAATAAATCAACTTGCCAAAGAAACGTGCGATTTGGGTTTACACATGTCTATGGTGTTTACTAAACAACCCTACGATAAGGATTTTATGGTATTGGCTATTGCCGCTTGCATCACTCAGGTTAGTTCGGGTAAAAAGCCTGAAACATACTCCACAATGCCAATGTGTGATTTCGATGGCGAGTACTTTAAGAAACTGCGAGTTACAAGCGGACTAACCTTGCGCCAAACAGAGGATGCAACAGGCATAAGTAATAGCTATTTATCTCAATTCGAGAATGGTAAAATCAGGAAGCCATCACATCACGTAATTACAACATTACTGAATTGGTATAACGGTGGAATAGCCATAACAAAAAACGAATTTGAAATAGGTAGTATCCCTACAACAACGCCATGAAACCTACACTAACTATAAGAACTACATCGGTAGAGGCTTACCGTTATTGGGCTTATGAGCAATCGGAAAGTAACGAAGCGTGGAATACTGAGGACAAGTTAATTGAAACAATAAAAGGAGTTTACTTAGCAAACGTTAAAGCAAACTTTGGCGAATTTGGACATAAAATCATCGAGAAGCCCAAAGAAAATAGGGCTTACCTGAGCAACGGCGAGTATGGCTTTAAGTGGAAGGGCTTTGAACTAACCCAAGCGCAGGCAGTGCCGCTTATCCACCACGCATCAGACCACCCTTTTTGGAGTAGAGAGATACCACTGGCTAAGGTCTACGAGTTACCTAACTGTACGCTGATACTCACGGGCACCTGCGATGCGATTGAGGGGATAGAAGTCCATGACACAAAATTTAAGTTCAGCAGCTTCGATGTCAGCGACTTTTTGGTGGGTTTCCAGTGGAGGGCGTACCTTGATATGCTTGGGCTGAGAACGTTTCATTATGACTTTTTTAGGTGCTTTAATTTTAACGCCAAAGAGGACTGTTTAAAGGTACGTATTGACCCGTGCGAAAGCATGACCTGCTATTGGTACGAAGAAATGAACAGGGACGTTGTTTCGATGCTTACCGAGTTCGTTTCTTACTGTGAACATCGCCAACTAACCGATTACCTTAAAATAGACGCCGCCAAGCAAAAGAGAATACGGGCGGCGGGATTAAAAATAAAATTATGAAAACTTTAACAGTAAAAGAGGCGATTGAACAAGGTTATACTTGTGCTTTAAGCCAAGATGCAGACTATTACATCACATTGGAAGATTTATCAACCGACCCAAGCACATTGGAGTACCACGAATTGTATCTCGGCAGTAAAGAAACCTTCAACTTTTCAATAAGCGAAGGATCTATTGAGAATATGTTTGAGGAATATATCGAAAATCAGGACGAGGTAAACGACGAAAGTGAAACTTTGTACACTCAATTGGGCGACATAGACTTTAAGTCCATTGCCGAAATGGTTAACAAGGCGTTTACCACAGATTATCATTCCGTAACCGATATAAAACTTATTCCATGATTACCACCGACAAAATACCCATAGGACAGACCTGTTTCTATTACAACAACAAGGCACAGCTAATAGAAACCACCTGCGCCAGCGAAGTGATGAACTTCAAAGGCGAACCCGCCGTGCATGTGCTGTCCCAAAAAGACCCCGTGCAGTTGAAGTATCTGTATGACGTAAAGCCAGTACAAGGCAACGTAGACAGCAGGGCATTAGAAGGAATAGAAGTAGGCGCTTCCCCCATCAATCAAGAAATACAGGCTAATACAGCCACGCAAACATTAGATGTTATACCAAGTGCCAACGACCCATATGGTGTGACTATACAGCGTGAAATTGTCTTTAAAGGCAAGATAGCAGGTGAACTGGAAGAAACCATAATCACCCCCGAACTGATTGCCGAACGGTCAAAACCACTATTGGCACTAACCATTAAGGGGCTACACGATACCGAAGGTGCTGGGGCTATGAAAGCGGCAGTGCTTAAAGCCGTCCGTTTAAGAACAAGTGTAGAGAAGTTGGAAGAACCCATCCTGAAAAGCATTACCGCACAGGCTAAGAAAGCCAAGGAAAGCGTCACTGCCGTGTCTAAGCCCATCTACGATAAGTGCCTTGAAGTACAGAGCGCCTTGCAATCTAAACTTGACGCATGGCAACTGCAGGTGAACCAGGCTAAGGCGAAAGAAGATGCCGACTTGAAAGAGAAAACGGAGTTACGTGAGGCTAAAGTTTTTGAGTTGGGTATACTGTATAACGGTCAAGCCTTTACAT